AGTCAATGGGAATGAAATATTAAGTCAAGTGCCGCAGAGTGATTTACAGCAAAATCTGAAAACTATCAGAGGACTTGTATGGACTTCTGGGGGTAATGATAAGGACATTCAGGTAGAACTAAATATGGATGAGACCATTTGCAATGAATGATTTGCTGTGGTAAAATAATGTAGTATCGAAAAAAATTATTTTTTATGGCTAAAGGATTTACAGTAAAAGCAAAACTTCCTACAGGACCTGTGGAAGGAGAGTTTAATTTAGAAGCAGCAAAGGAGATGATTCGAGGGAAGTCAATTGTATTTTGTCTTCCAGGACGAGGAGTATCTTACATTTATTTGAAAAACTTTGTTCAACTTTGTTTTGATTTAGTACAAAGTGGTGCGAGTATTCAGATTAGTCAAGATTATTCGAGTATGGTAAACTTTGCACGATGCAAGGTACTTGGAGCGAATGTACTCAGAGGACCGAAGCAGATTCCTTGGGATGGCAAGTTGCAGTATGATTATCAACTTTGGATTGATAGTGATATTGTATTTGATACTGAGAAGTTCTATCGTCTCGTTGCAATGGATAAGGATATTGCTGCTGGATGGTATTGCACTGAGGATGGTCACACCACGTCTGTTGCACATTGGTTAGAGGAAGATGATTTCAGAAAGTCTGGTGGTGTAATGAATCACGAGACATTGGATACGATTCAGAAACGTCGTAAACCATTTACAGTTGATTATACTGGATTTGGATGGGTATTGATTAAGAAAGGAGTATTTGAAAGTCTTGAGTATCCATGGTTTGCTCCGAAGATGCAAGTCTTTGAATCTGGAGAGGTTCAGGATATGTGTGGAGAAGATGTTTCATTCTGTCTTGATGCAAAAGAGCAAGGATATGAAATTTGGTGTGATCCTTTGATTCGTGTTGGACACGAGAAAACACGGATCATCTGATAAGTGTTTAGAAGGTCTTTCTTGACCTTCTTTGAAACGTTATGATAGAATGCTCCTATGAGGTTTTGATGAGTCTTGTAGGAGCATTTTTAATGGCCTGAGAGATCTTATAAAAACCCCTTATAAAAACCGTCAAGGTGATGGACACAATACTAAATATAGTGCTACGAGTCGCAATTCGGCACGTAAGAAATATAGAGGACAAGGAAAACCATGAGTTGTTTAATTACGAATCTTCCGGCACAAAAAATTTGGGTACGTAAAGAATATCTACGTAATCTTAAAGATGGGCACGGAGAATTTGTAGAGGGTCTTTGGGTTTCAGCAAAGTCAATTCCTGGACGTGCTTTTTATTTTGAAACTTATTTACCAGAATATGGAGCAATGTTTGATAAACTCCCCATATCTGCATTTGTTTCGTCTCCAGAAACCCCGAATCCCGATTTAGACTTGGCAAACTTACAGTTTTGGAATTGTATGGACTATGGAATTAGTTCACTGTGTAAAAATATAGTTGCCTCAATGGAATGGGAAATAAGAACCAGAAATTATGGCAACATAAAAGGTGAGTACATATGTACATTTGACAATTATCATGAAGATCTAAATCAAATTGATGCATCTACAAGTGAAATACCCGACGAACACAAATCTTTTAATTTAATTGGACTTAATAATGGACAGTATGCACTATACCCAAATAATCGTTGTCGAATTTATGATATTTCAATGACTCCTGATACACCAAAAACTCCCGACTTTAAGGTTTCAACGCAATATTTTCAAGTTGAAAATGGAATTGAATGGGGTAGATTGGGTGATACAGACGAATATTTTTGGGAAACTACAGAAGAAAAACAAAATAAATAAATTTTTACTAAAGATATTGAATTGAAACAGTTTTCGATGGGCAATCACCTTCTTTTGGAGGTCTATGATATAGAACACAACCTTCTAAATGATGGTATTGCCCTTCAGGGAGTCATGGAACGTGGCATTCAACGTGCTGGAATGACAATTTTGAATATTTTTCAGCATTGTTTTCATCCTCAAGGTCTTACAATTGTGATTGCACTCTCAGAAAGTCATGTTTCTTGTCATACATGGCCTGAGGAAGGTTGTATTGCGATAGATGTTTATACTTGCGGTGATGGAAATCCAAAATTAGTAGCATTAGAACTGTTAAAGTATTTTAATTCAGAGAATTATAAACTTCGTCAATTAGATCGTTAAATAGTTTAAGGAGATAGAAACCTCCTTAAAAGTTCTGTTTTTAAAGATAAAAACAGAGGAACTAAAATGGCATTTTATCAAATTGATCAAGATAAGAATTATATGAGAGAGATGTGGGGAACATCAAAACTCAACAATGATAATGATAAAGAAAAACCAAAAAGAGTTATTCAGGAGATTATGCACGATTTTGCACCAAAGCACGATCTAAAGAAACAAACTGAATTGCACGAAAGAATTAGAAATGATGAAGATTATGATGATTGGGATTATGGAACTGAACCAACATACGGAAAAATAATCTAAAAAGTATTATAGATATATTATTCATGCTCATTGTTTAAATGCTTAGTATTTCTAGAAGTTTTAGGGACATTAGTTTGTCTTTTTCTAGACATCCAGTGACGAATGATGTTCTTGTATTAAAAAATGAGGATGCGATTAAAAAATCTGTTATTAACTTAGTTAGAACTCGTATTGGTGAGAGGTTCTTTAATAATTTATTGGGAACCTCTGTTGATAATTCTTTATTTGAACTCAATGGACCAGAAGTTTCAACAATACTTGATGAAGAAATTAAAACAGTATTAAGTAACTTTGAACCAAGAATCAGAGTAAGAGAGGTATTGGTTGAATCTATTGAAGATTCAAATGAATTGAATGTAAAAATTTCTTACGATATTGTTGGACTTCCATTTCCTCTTCAAAATATAGAGTTTCTTTTACAACCAACTAGAATATAATGTCCTTCAATAATTTCACAAATCTAGATTTTAATGATTTACGTACTCAGATAAAGGACTATCTGAGATCGAACAGTAATTTCACGGATTTTGATTTTGAAGGATCTAATTTTTCAAGTTTAATTGATGTATTAGCATACAATTCTTATATTACTGCCTTCAATACAAACATGGCAGTAAATGAATCCTTTATTGATAGTGCAACTCTTCGAGAAAATGTAGTCTCCCTTGCACGTAATATTGGATATGTTCCTAGATCCAAAAGTGCATCAAAAGCAAAGGTTAGTTTTACAGTTAATACTACAGGGTTAAATTCAAAGACAGTTACTCTAAAGGCAGGAATCGTTGCTTTGGGTGCTGTTGAGAATGGTAATTATATATTTTCAATTCCAGAAGATATCACAGTAGTTGTTGATAATAATGGATTTGCAAATTTCACAGGTATCGATGTTTATGAAGGTTCATATTTAACAAAGTCATATACAGTAGACAAATCACAATCGAATCAAAGATTTACAATTCCAAATATAGGAGTAGATTCTTCTACAATTCGTGTAAAAGTTATTGGTGTGATTACGGAAAAATATGAAATGTATAAAAATATTTTTCAAGTAAATAAAAATTCAAGAGTTTTTCTAACACAAGAAATAGATGATGAGAAATATGAAATTTTATTTGGTGATGATATTATAGGGAGAAAACCAATTAGTGGAAGTAATATTTTTATTAGTTACATTATTACAAATGGAAAAGAAGCAAATGGTTCGGCAAATTTTACTTTTTCTGGAATTCTGACTGATAATAATAATACTTCAATAACAAACAATATTTCTTTACTGACTACTATTCAACCATCAGAAAATGGTGATGATATCGAATCAATTGATTCAGTTAAGTATCTTGGACCTAGAGTATATGCTTCACAATACCGTGCAGTAACCGCAAATGATTATAAGGGGATAATCCCATATCTTTTTCCAAATGTGGACACTGTAACGGCATATGGTGGGGATGAGTTGGATCCTCCAGAGTATGGTAAAGTTTACATTTCAATCAAACCAAGAAATGGTAAATTCCTTTCTCAAATTACAAAAGATAGTATCAAAAAAGATTTAAGACAATATTCAATTGCTGGAATAAAACCAGAGATTATTGATTTGAAATATATGTATATTGAAATAGATACAACAGTTTATTATGATAAAAGTACCACAATAGATCCAAATAATTTACAACTAAGAGTTACAAAAAATTTAGAGGCATATAGCAAATCAACCGAGTTGAATAGTTTTGGTGGTAGATTCAAATATAGTAAAGTTTCTTCTTTGATTGACAATACTAGCACATCTATCACTTCTAATATTACTAAAATTAAAATTAGAAGAGATTTGCAACCAGAATTTGATAAATTAGCAACATATGAAATATGTTTTGGAAATCAATTTCATATTAAAAAATTAAATTCTGATGGTAGAGGATATAATATCAAATCAACTGGATTTACAGTAAAGGATGTGAGTGGAACTTTGTATATGAGTGATGTTCCAACAACTAATGAAATTGGAAGCATATTTTTCTTTAAACTGGTCGATGGTTTCCCTGTAGTTGTAAACAATAATGCTGGAACTGTAGATTATATGAAAGGTGAAATTAAATTAACTACAATCACATTCACATCATCTACAAGCACTGCTGGTATTGAAATTCAAGCGATACCAGAGTCAAATGATGTCCTTGCGTTGAAAGATATATACTTGGAACTAGATACTACTAAACTTAATGTAAGTGTGTTGGAGGATGTAATTACATCTGGTGAGAATACTTCAGCAACACAATATGCGGTCACATCAAGTTACGTAAACGGAAATTATACAAGATAAGATGTCGGAAATCAAAAGAGTAAAAATTCAATCCATTGTTGAATCGCAAATTCCAGAATTTTTAAATGATGATTCACCACTTTTTAAAGAATTTTTAGAACAGTATTATATTTCTCAAGAGCACCAAACTGGTGTTGTGGATTTAGCAGTCAATTTACAACAATATAAAAGTATTGATAATTTTAATAATGAGACATTTTATGCCACAGCAGTTCCTTGCACCTTAGCAGAAGATGTAACATCTTTTGATGATGTGATTGTAGTTAATCATACTGTAGGATTTCCACAAAAATATGGTCTACTGAAAATTGATGATGAAATTATTACATATACTGGTATTACTGCAAATAGTTTTACTGGATGTGTTCGTGGATTTAGTGGAATGAACCAACATCCAAATAATGAATTTTTTATATTTTCGACCACAGATTCGGCATCTCACGATAAAGCAAGAACAGTAACGAATTTAAATTTATTATTTTTTAATGAAATATTTAAAAAATTTAAAGCTCAATTTTTACCTGGATTTGAAGATAGACAATTTGTAAAGGGATTAAATTTAAAAAATATTTTATCTAGAGCAAAAGATTTTTACATTACAAAAGGAACTGATACATCTTATAAAATTCTATTCAGTATTCTTTTCGGTAAAGATATTCAAGTTATTAAACCACAAGATTATCTTTTAAGACCATCAGATAATAATTATTTGGTGACTAAAAATATTTTAGTCGAACAAATAGTTAGGGACGAAACGTTTAGAGTTAATGATTCAAATTTAAGAAAACAATTAAAAGGAAAAACAATATTTGAAACTTTAGAAAATGGTAAGACTGCGAGTGCTGCAGTTTATAATGTAGAATACAGACCAGTAGACGATAGGGATTTGTATGAAATTTCATTAGATTCTACTTCTTTTATATTTAATTTTGAACCTACCAAAAAAACAAATATTTCAGAGTCTGTTATTGAAGGTTCTAATTCTATTGTAGTAGATTCTACAGTTGGATTTAAGAAGAGTGGTTCTCTGTTTATAAAAACAAAAAATTTAGCAAATCCAATAACTTTAACTTATACGGATAAAACTTTAACAGAATTTCTTGGAGTTTCTGGTGTTATTGCGGATTTAAATTTTGGTGAAGAATTAGCAGAAGAAAACTTTTTATATTCGTATCTAGACGATGGAACTAAAGTTGAATTTAGATTGATCAATATTATTGATACTATTGATTATTCACAAACGTCTAGTTTAAGAGTTGGAGACAAAATACAACTTTCTAAGTTTGGAACTGATTTAAATGATAGAACTGAATTTAATTTTTGGAATTATAATATACCAACAACTCATAAAATAAAATCTATTTCCAATAATAAAATATATTTTTACGATAAACTAACTTTTATTCCTGGAGACAAATTTAATTTATTAAATCCAGATAACGAAAATGATATTATTTTTTCTGCGACAGTAAAAAGTTATGGTTCGAATAATAATGGATACTATATTGATATTCAAGAGCAAAACTTAGATATAAGTACAAAAACAGAAATTAAAAAAATAATTAAAAAAGCAAGTAGTTATTTAAATTATTTTTCATCTATAAGTATTTTGCCAACTGGAGTACAAAATACTTATATTGATTATGATTTTAATAATTTTTATGTTACTTCTTCTGGATTGCCAAATGACTTAATTTATTCGAAAGATAGAAATATAAAAGTTATTAAAGATACTTCAACAACAGGTATTACAAGTATATTGGAATGCCCCAATCATAATTTTTATACAGGGGAAAAAATTCATTATTCTTCTTCTTCTAATTCTGGTATTGAAACTTCCATTTATTTTTTAACAAAAATTGATGACAATAAGATTAAACTTTCTTATAGTAATACCGATGTATATACTAAAAATTATATTAATTTTTTAACAGTAGGAAGTAATGATAATTTTGTAAAATCAGATTATCAAAATAAAACTTTAAAACATCAAAAATTACTTAAAAAGTTTAATTTAATTAAAAAAGAACAATTTTTTGATGATCCAGAAAAAAGAGAAACCATCAATAAAAAAATAGGTGTTTTGGCAGATGGTGTTGAATTACTTTCAACTACCATTTTTCAGGATAACATTTATTATGGAAAATTGGATTCAGTATTTATCAATGTTCCAGGACAAGGATATGATGTAATTAATTTTTCCGGAATAACTGTTAATGATAATTCTGGATCTGGTGCTATAGTAAATGGTTGTATAACAGGATATTTGGATGACGTAAAAATATTATCTCCTGGTATTGGTTATCAATCAAAGCCAAAAATCACTTTAATTGGTGGAAATGGATCTGGTGCAGTACTAGAATCAAATTTGGTAAAAAAAAGAATTATTTCAAATTTTAAAGCATCCAGTATAAACAGTAATATTATTATCTTTTCACAAAATCATAATATTGATAATTTCGAAGAAATTTTTTATAATAACAACTCAAATACTTCAATATCTCCTCTTATTAATGGTGCTTCATATTTTGTCGGAGTAACTAGCACAACACAAATTAAATTATATAATACAAAAAATGATTCCATATCTGGAATTAATACCATTTCAATTAGTGGTATTGGTTATTCTGGAGTTCACAATTTAACCACAGTAAATTCTAAAAATACAATAACAAAAATATATGTAAAAAATAAAGGATCTGGATATTCTAATAGATTTGTATCAGTTCCATCACTATTATCAGCAGATAATCAATCAAATGGAATTAATACTTTTGATGATTATATTTTTGCAAAAAATCATAATTTTAAAAATGAAGATTTAGTATTATACACAACATCAGGTACTGTGGTGTCTGGATTGTCAACTCAAACCAATTACCATGTAATAGTAGTTGATGAAAATAAATTTAAACTATCAATTGCTGGAGTTTCTACAAATATTTCTAGAGAAAATTATGTTAATAAAAAATATGTAAATTTTTCCTCTGTTGGTGTTGGAACTCATAAATTTTCATATCCACCAATTCAAATTAATGTAGAGACAATTAGTGGCATTACCACTACCATCATAGAACCATCTTTAGATCCTATTGTTCTTGGTTCTTTTGATAATGTTTTTGTGGAAAATAATGGAAGCAACTATGGAACACCAGATATTATTAATTTTCACAGAAAACCACTTGTTTCTGTAAATAAGCAAACATCAAAAGCATTATTGAAACCGACTATTTCTAATGGTTTAATCGTTGATGTTCAGATATTAAATGCAGGAAACGGATATACCAAGGATATTGATATAATTGTTACTAGTGAAAGTGGCAAATATGCTGAATTATATCCAACTATAGTAAATGGAAAAATTACTCAAGTTTCAGTTATTAATTCTGGAATAAACTATGATAAAAAAAATACAACACTATCCATAAAGAAAAGAGGTTTGGATGCTAGATTTGTAGGTAATGTTTTTGAATGGAAAATAAATCAGATTGAAAAAAATAAATTAATTATTGATTCTCAAGATGAAGGAATTATCATACCAAGTGATAATGATGACCTTGGGTTGCAATTTGTAAACTATTATCCTCCCAAAAGATTGAGAATAAGTTTAAATAATTTTATTACTAATAAAGGTAAAGAAGATCCACCAAAAGGGTCAACAAATCCATATCAAATTTTGGGGTGGGCTTATGATGGGAATCCAATTTTTAGTCCTTATGGCAAAGTTGATGGGCAAATTAAAAAATTAAAATCAAGTTATATAAAAATTAGTGATCCAGAAATAACTAATTTAATTAATTCAAGTTTAAGACCAGATTTTAATTCTGGATTTTTTATTCAAGATTTTTATTTTGATAAAGCAACCTCTGATGGTGATTTGGATGAATATAACGGAATGTTTATGCAAAATAGTAATTTTCCAAATATTAGTTATGGATATTTTCTTAGTCTTGATGATGAAGGAAACCCACAGTATCCATATTTGATTGGTTCCCAATTTAAAGATTTTCCAGTAACAGAAAATTTTGAGCCTTTATTTAATCAAGAAATAGATTTTAATAAATTGGATATAGTGAGAAATACTGGTCCATATTATTTAAATTCTGCATATTCATCTTATGATTTAATTAATAAAGTAGAATCAAAATATAAACAAGAATTTGCAGTAAAACAAATACAATCTTCTGGTATAAACTCTATATCCATTTATAATCCAGGTCAGGATTATAAAATAGGAGATAATATTATTTTTGGCAATTCTACTTCTGGTGGAACTGGATTATCTGCCGCAATATCAAGAATTGAAGGAAAGGAAATTTCCAATATTCAAATTGGAGTATCTACTTTTTCTGGTGTTACTTTTATTACAAAAGGAACAAGAGTAAAGGGAATTACAGGAATACCTCACAATTTAATTACAGATGAACAAATTTTAGTTACCTCTATTTCTTCTAGTCCATATAATTACATTCAAGGTTTCAAAAAAGTATCAGTAAATCAAAAAAGTGTTAGTCTATTAAACGATGTTCCAAATCAATCAACTACTGATGTAACAACATATATTGATGTTAATGATGTTTCTGGATTTGAGGTCGATAATTTAATTAAAATTAATACAGAAACTTTAAGAGTTATTGATATTTTATCTGCTGAATCAAAGTTATTTGTAAATCGATATGAAAATTACACTGGAATTCATACCGCAGGTATTGTTTCTGTCGTACTACTTCCAAATACATTTACATTTAATGCTCCACAATATGATGATACTATCATAGAAAATAAAACCATTTATTTTAATCCCAGTAATACGATAGGAATAGGAACAATTGGAACAAATTATTATAAATTGGTTGGTATTAAAACTGATTTTGGTGTATTTAGTGCAGGAATAACCAGTTATATTGGAATTAATACTACTATACTTCAAATTGGTGACTATGTTTCTGGAACTAATGTTGCTACCGGAACAACTATTATAAGTGTTGGGATTGGAAGTATTCAAATTTCACCAAACCATACTCTTGGTGGTGGAATTTCCACTACTGTTGTTTCTATTCAAAGGTCAGTATACGATAAATTTGTTCCATTTCGTTCAATTTATATACCAAATCACAAATATTATACAGGACAATCTTTAACTTATAATGTTGGATTGGGTGGAACTGGAATTATAGTAGCAAATACTGGTACAGGGTCTACGTTCAGAGTAAATCAAAATCAAACAGTATATGCAGTCAATTTGGGAAATGATTATGTTGGTTTATCAACTTTAGGATTTACAACAACCACAGGAATTGGAACAACAAATAACTCATTATATTTCTTTTCACCAGTATCAAATATAGGATTAGCACATTCATTAACAACACAATATTCCAAAATTACTGGAACTTTTGAAAATTACTCTGTGACTGTTTCCACAGCACAAACACATGGATTACAGACAAATGATAAAATTAAATTTAATGTATTTCCAAGTTTTTCAAATACAATAAAGTTAAGATATGACACTACACTTAGAAAAATTACAACAGATAAAATTGATTTTGATGCTTCTTCGGTTGGCGTAAATACACAAACAAATGAAATTACTATAACTGGTAATAAATTAAAAACTGGTGATAAAGTTGTTTATTATACCAATACAAATACTGTTATTGGTGGATTGACTAATAATAATACTTATTATGTTCTAAAACAAGACCCAGATAAGATAAAACTATCAAATTATCTTTATGATACAACAGTTGGAACTTGTATTAGTTTTACAAATGTTGGTGTTTCTACTCACAGTATTGCTCTTATCAATCCACCAATCAGTCTCACGAGAGGAGATATATTGAATTTTGATTTGACTGATGCTTCTGGTATGGATTTAAGATTATATAAAGATCCAAATTTTATTAAAGAAATTGAAAGTTTTAAATATTTGAATAAAAAATTAAACACTAGAACAACTGATATTCAAAAAGAATTAATCATTAATCAAAATGAACTATATTATAATTTAATACCATCAGAAAATTCTTCTTCTGAATTATTCCAAATTTCTTCCGATAAAGAAGTTGTTGGAAATAATAGAATTAAAATTGTTCCTAGTACATTTAATAAGGAATATCCAATTATAGGAATTGGAAGTACAGCATTCAAGTTCAATTTAAATACAAAACCAGAGAATACATCATATACAACTTCGAGTGGAGTATCTACTATTTTTTATGATACAAATTCTACTAATACTTCTGGGCCAATATCAAAAATAAAAGTTAATTTTGGTGGAAAAAGATACACAAAATTACCAAAAATTTCTTCAATTGAAACTATTTCTGGTAAAAACTCTATTCTTAGGTCATCCTCTTCTACGATAGGAAAAGTTAGTCAGATAGAAAGAATTAAAGATGGTTTTAACTACCCAACTGATAGCACACTAACACCATTTTTAAGTTCTCCAGCAATAGTTCAAATTAAAGATATTGCAAGAGTTAATTATGTTGGTATAACAACTGGGGGAAAAGGATACAATACTGCACCATCACTCAAAGTTATTGGAAATGATAAGATAAAGTTATCTGCCGAATTACAAAATGGAAGTATTGTTGGTGTAAAAGTTGTTGAAAACACTAATGATTTAATCACACCATTAAGAATTGTACCTATAAACAATTCTAATGGATATGAGATTGATGATATTGTAGCAACAAATAATGGATCCACAGTTATTTTAGAACTATTGAATGATACTCAATTGTATCCATTAATTACAACAGGATATGGAAAAACAGAAACTATATTTCCATTTGCAGTTGGTGATGAAATTTTTATAGAAAAATGTAGGCAGCAAGATAGAACAAAAGATAATTTTAACTCAAAAGATTATGGATATAAGTTTTTTACTGTAACTGGAATAAGTTCAGAGAACTTTACGGTAACCTTTAGTATGACTGGGTTGACTGGAAAAAGTGGATCTGGATTACAATTAAATCAAGACAATCTTGAAGGAAATTATATTAATGGTTTTGGGTATGGTGTAGTAATCAATAAAAAAGATATGCCTGAGTTTGAGATGGTTCTTATTGATGATTTAAGTTATATTTCTGGGGAAAAAGTTACTGGATTCGATAATCTTGGTAATTCAGTATTCTCTGCAACTGTTATGGAAAATGGTTGGGACAATGATATCAATCAACTACGATTGATTGACGCAAAAGGTGAATTGGAAGTCGGAAATAAGTTAAAAGGTGAAAAATCATTATTAAATGGCACTGTTGAATTTGCTAATAGTTTTAACTTTAAATCAACACTTGGAGTATCAAGAGATAAAGTTAATGATGTTGGAAATGAAGTTGGATTTTTAAATAATTATCAGCAAAGAATTTCAGATAATTCTTATTATCAAAAGTTCTCATATGCAATTAAGAGTGAAGTATCTTATGACGTATGGAAAGAACCAGTTCGTTCAGTTATTCATCCAGCAGGATTTAAAGAGTTTTCCGATTTAGATATTATAAGTGTTGCTCCTAAATTTTTAACTTATGTTGGAATTGGAAGTGCAATAAAAAATGATTTAAAAGTTGGAGTTGCAAATTCTACATTAGATTTACTTATAAACCTTGATGTATTATCATCATTTTATACAAAAAATAATCTATCATTAGTCACAGAAGATGAAGAAAGTTTGTTTGAAGATGGTTCGATTGAGAGAGTAAATATTGGAGCAGAAGAAGCAAATGTTGCTGGTATTGGTATAACTGGACCTATTTTTGGTTTAGCACTCAAACCTTATACTTTAAGTAAAACAAATAAGGTTTTGGTAATGGACGATATAAGTAGTCAATTTGATGGTTCAAATGAATATATTTCAATTGGAACAACAACTGCTACATTTAATAGTTTCCATCCATATTATATAAATCTCAATACTGATAATTTAAGAATTGGTGATTATGTGGGATTTTCCACTTTACTTATTCCAGACAATACTGTTATTACTGAAATTGGTATTGGAAGTGTAAGGTTAAATCTTCCACACAGATTAAATCACAACACTCAAACTTCTGATGTGAAAATTAGAAGAAGACTTGCTGGAAATACTGTGGTTGGAAGTAAATCTTTCAAATTGACTAGTAAAGGAACACCATTATTCTATCGTGAATTTGTTAGTTCTGCTAGTACTGTTATTAATATTGGTAATGATATTATCACTCTTTCAAATCATAATTTCCAAACGGGTCAAAATATACTGTATTCTTCAATAACTGAGTTTACAAATCCAACAGGAACAGCAACTACATCAGTGGATAATGCTTTTGATTATGGTGTAAACAAAAAATTTGATGATACCATTTGGGCTTCATTTGATATGACTGCATTTACATTCGATTCAAATTAAAACATAAATAAATGAAAAGGCAGTCTATTAAATAATGGCGAAACTAGGAATATTTACTGGAACCTCACCAAATGATACTACAGGAGATACCTTATCACAAGGTGCTGTAAAGATTAATAGCAACTTTAGTGAAATTTACACTGCTCTTGGGGACGGAACAAATATAACAAATAGTCTTTCATCTATCACAGTTGCTGGACTTTCTACATTCACTAATGGACCAGTAGTAATTGGTTCTGGAATACAAACAGGAACCTCAAAACTTCAAGTATCTGGAGATACTTTTATTACAGGTTCTGTTGGTATTGGAACCACAAATCCAACATCAAAACTTCATGTTATTGGTGGTGGCAACTTTACTGGTATAGTTTCTGCTCTTAGTTTTAGTGGAAATTCTTCTTCTGCTAGTTATGCTACAACAGCAGGTATAGCAACTTATGCCACTAATGCTGGAACTTCTACAAGTGTTATTGGTGGTATTGGTTCCATTACACAACTTCAAGTTACTGGAATTTCTACATTCACAAATGGTCCAATATTGATAGGTGGTGGAACTTCTACAGGAACAACAGGTCAAGTTCTTCAGGTTACTGGTATTAGTAGTGGTGCTTATATTGGTGGTTCTGTTGGTATAGGAACCACAAATCCATCAACAAAACTTCACGTTGTTGGTAATGTACAAGTTGATGGAACAATTACTGGTAGTTTTTCTGGCACTCTTGTAAATGCAACGACAGCAACTAATGTTATTGGTGGTATTGGTTCTGTCACACAACTTCAAGTTGGTCCTGGTATTACGACAGTAGGTTTTATTACTGCTTCCAATCTTCAAGTTTCTGGAATTGCAACAGTTGGATTTTTAACTGCTACTAATGCTTATGTTTCTGGTATTACAACAGTAGGTTTTATTACTGCTTCCAACCTTCAAGTTTCTGGAATTACAACAGTTGGGTTTTTAACTGCCACTAATGCTTATGTTTCTGGTGTTTCTACTTTTGTTGGTAATTCTTATTTTTCCAATTCGATAGGCATTGGAACCACAAATCCAACATCTTCATTGTCTGTAAATGGTTCAACGGTGATTGGAACAGAAACATTAAATATGACTGGTTTATCTAGTACATTTACTTCTAGTGGTACTTTTACGGTTCCTTCTGGTGTAACAAAGATTTCTGCTGTATTGATTGGTGGTGGTGGAGCAGGTGGTGGTTCTGGTGGAACTGGTTCTGGTGGAAATGGTGGAGGTGGAGGAGGACTGATATATGTTAATGATTTTCCAGTAACTCCAGGACAAACTCTTGCTGTTATTGTTGGTGCTGGTGGTATTGCAGTTTCTGGGAGCACTGGAGGAAATGGTGGAGATAGCTCAATAACAGGAATTGCTACAGCATTTGGTGGAACAGGTGGTACACCAGATTATCAACAATCAGTTGGTGCTGGTGGTGCTGGTGAGGGTGGTTCTGGTGGAGCAACTGGAGGTTCTGGAGGACGAGCAACATTAACTACTGGTGCTGGAGGTGGGGGTGCTGCTGGTTATATTGGTAATGGAGGAACTGGAGGAAATGCAGGAGTAACTAATGGTGGAGTTGCTGGATCTGGTGGTGGAGCAGGTGGTGGTGGTTCTCCTACTGCATCTGGATCTGGTGGTGGTGGAGTTGGTATATTAGGTCAAGGAACTTCTGGTTCATTATCAAATGGTGCTGGAAATGCTGGTTCTGGTGGAGCAAATGGTTCTACTGGAAACGGTGATACTGGTGCTAATGGTGGATTATATGGTGGTGGAGGAGGTGGTGCAGATGGTGCTACTGGGAGTGCTAAAATTGGTGGAAATGGAGCACAAGGTGTTGTAAGAATTATATTCTCTCCACAATCTAAGTTTTCTAGATTATTCCCAACAACTCAAGTTGGAAATAATATAAATCAATAAAGGTATTAAAGAAAGATGGCAAACAACACAGGAACATTTTTTAACATTAATGATAATGACGGAATACCTTTAGTTGGTGTTTCTACTGATGGTAAGGTGATGATTAATCATCTTTATGGAAACTGTTTGATTGGTTTTACATCAGTGACTGGAACAGCATCACAACCACTTCAAGTAACTGGTGGTGCTTATGTTTCTGGTTCTGTTGGTATAGGAACCACAAATCCAACATCAAAATTACAAGTTGTTGGTGGAGACATAAGAGTTGGTGTTAACACATCACAAGGTGTCATTCTCACTTCAGCAAATGGAACTAAATTTAGATTACTTATAAGCGATTCGGGAGCTTTAAGTACAGTTTTAGTTCCATAAGTCATTGACTTTGATATAGTCAATAAATATAAAAAGAAAAGAAGTAGATTTTCGTAATAATGCGAACAGTTCCAGGGTCAGGTGCAATTCTTCAACCAGAGTTTGAGACAGAGTTTTATTCTGTCTCAAACATTTTTGTGATTAATGGTGGTTCTGGATATGCTTCAACTGACCCACCAAAAATCACCATACAAAATACCCAAACACCAGTAGTAGAAGGAGTTTTTTATCCTGTAATTTCTGGTGGTTCTATTCAAAGTGTAAAGGTTATTAGTGGTGGATCTGGGTATTATCCAACAATATTGGAAGGTGAAAATCCAATTGGTATTGGAACAACATCTGAGGTAGAACCACAATTTGTCACAAACCAATTTGGTGGTGGAATTATAATGGGAGTGAGTGGTGGTATAGGAAGTGCAATATTTGAGAACGGATATAATGTAGCAATCAGTACTACAATCACTGGTATATCAACTTTAATCCCAAATGCATTAAGTCGCATTTATGGATTTGGAAATCCAATTCCATCTACTACGTCTGGAATTGGAACTGGAGCAACATTTGAAGTTTGGATTACTTATGATGGTTCAGTAACTGGAAATCCAATTTCAACTTCAATCATTCTTAAGGATGGTGGAAGAGGATATGGAATAGGAAATACAGTTTCAATTGCTGGAACTTATCTTGGAGGAGAAAATCCAACTCACACATTATCATTCAATGTTTCTAAAGTTTCAAGTACAGCAATAGTATCAGCAGCAAATTCAACATATACTGGTGTTACTGGTACTACAACAGTTGGTGTTGGTTCTGGGGCAACATTTAACATATCAAGAGATTCTACTGGAAAAATTAGTTCAGTAACTGTTGCAAATGGTGGAAGAGGATATTCAATAGGAGTTGTTGGTGTTGGAACTATAAGCACATCATCAACTCCTACAGATATAATCAGTATCGCTGGAACACATATTGGTGGTTCTACACCAGCAGATAATTTATTTGTTTCACCAACACTTTTGGGAACTGACATTTTACCAAAAATTTTATATATTGATAAATTGAATGACAATCAGTTTAGAGTATCTGGACTATCTAGTGCCTCTACATTGGATATTAAAAATTATGGAATTGGAACTCATTCATTTACATACCCAGAACCAAATTCAAGTGCTTTAATCACGATTGATAATATAATCCAATCACCACTATCCAGAAGAGGGTTAACATTATATTCAGCAGAAAGTATTGGAATTGGAAATACAATCTATTTAAGATCTGGAATTTCTTCATTAACATCTTTGGATGTTTTAATGGTGGATTCTGAATTAATGAAAGTTAGATCAGTTGGTATTGGTTCAACGAATAGTGTGATAGTAGATCGTGGATATTATGGAACAATAGCAGCAGGTCATACTGTTGGAGCAGCAGCTACTGTAATGAGAGGTGATTTTAATATAGTCAAGGATACAATTTATTTTACCGATCCTCCATATGGAAAAATAGGACAAGAAAATTTACAAGTAAATTCCACATTCCAAGGAAGAATTTTCTCAAGAAGATTTGACCCATCAAATACATCAGATAAAAATTTAATTATTGATGACATTTCTAAAGATTTTACTGGAAAGGCAGAAACAGTAGGAATTAAAACAGGAACTCTAAATTCTTCAAGTAAAAATATAATTAGTGGAATTATTACATCATCTTTAAGTTTAGGAGATGTTATAAATTTAGAATACACAGAAAATGAGTATATTGTAAGAAATACAGTTATTAAATCCATAGATGTTGGGTCAATTACTATTGCTCCAAATCATAATGTAAATACTGGAATTGCTACAACAACACTAATTATCACAAGATTGAATTATGTACTAAAATCAAATGGTGAAAATATATCTGGTTTATATTCTGATGACACAAACAATAATCCAGTTATTCTATTAAATAATGTTTCTCAAATATCAGATAGTGATTTTATTATTGATACAGAAGGAAATAATACTATTAAGTTTATAGGTGGAGTTCCAAATGCTGGAAAAATTGTTAGAGTTGCCATTACGACTGGATATGGTTATCAACCCCTCGTAGGTGCCTCTGCAACGGTTTCTGTATCTGCTGCTGGCACAATATCAAATATTTACTTAACTGGTGCTGGAAGTGGTTATAGGATTGCTCCAGTAATTAGTATTGCTTCTACAATTGGTAGTGGTGCTACTATCACTGCATCAATTGGTTCTGGAGGAACAGTAACCTCACTGACTATAGTAAATGCAGGAACTGGTTATACAATTGCAGCAAAACCAACAATCAACATACCAATTCCTCCAAATTATAGCAATCTTGGTGTTGCTTATACTGGTGGTTTTAGTGGTTCTGGTGAAGGAGCAAAGGTTTCTGTAATTGTAGGCAATGGATCAAGTATTACTGGATTTACTTTAGAGGATCCTGGATATGGTTACAAAGTTGGTGAAATATTAAAAGTTGTTGGCATTACCACAAATCCATCAGTCGGAGTGGGATTTAGTGAATTTAGAATGACAGTATTGGAAACATTTACAGATAAATTTGGTGGTTTTTATCCAGGACAATTTGTCAGAATCAACAGTCTTGCACCATTTTTTACTGGAAAAAAACGTAAATTCTTATTAACAGTTACAACTCTTGGTGTAACAGATACATTTTCGGTAAGAATAGTTCCAGGTTCTGATTTAAATAAAAATAATAACTTTTTTATTTTTATAAACGATATTTTACAAAAACCAGGAGAATCTTATAATATAATTGGATCGCAAATAATTTTTAGTGAAGCACCAAAAGCAAATTCAAAATGTTTGATTTTATATTACAGAGGATCAGATTTAGATGTAGAGCAGGTAGATCCACCAAGAACAATTAAAGAAGGTGATTCTATTCAAATTGGAGAAAATATATTAGATCCATATGACAGAGAACAATTTGAACGTGTGGTGAAGAAAATTGTTTCTGAAGATATATTTGACACATTTCCTTATGATAGTCTTGGAATTAATACCGACTCCAAAAAAGCAAGACCTCTTAATTGGATTAAACAAACAAGAGATAGAATTATAAATGGTGTTTTGTATTCAAAAGGGAGACCAGATCTTAAATCAAGAAATACACCAACAACAAGAATTATCAAATCAGTTGAAAGAAATGACATTGCAATATATGTAAATAATGCTTTTCCATTATTCTCAGAAGACGTTGGAAGAGGATTGACAGAGGAATTGAGAGATATTATTGTTCTTGATAACAAAACAGTTGAGTTTGCATCTGGAACTGCTAGTGTTTCTGTAGCATCAACTGTTTCAAACATTACAATTACAAATTCTGGTTCTGGTTATCAAACAAATCCAACGGTTCAAATTTCCTCCACATTAATATCAAGAAAAGATCCAATTTATAATTGGAAAGCAACTTCCGGAATAACTACAAATTATGAAATAAACTCAATTGCTTATGGAAATATTTTTGTTGGTGTGGGGGCAAGTAGTCTTTTAGTTAAAAGTGTAGATGGAATTTCTTGGTCTGATAGTAGTATTGGGTATGGAAATTCAATAGCATTTAATTCTATTGCGTTTGGAGGAACAAATACTTACGTTGCTGTGGGGCAAACTGGAAAAATTATAACAGCAACAGGTATTGGAACTACATTATCTTCTTGGGTGGAATGTAAATTGACTAATAGAACCATTAGTCTTATTGGAGTTCCAGTTGATGAAGACAGCACATACAATGGTGAATTTAAAGATGTAACTTATTCTACGAATAATGATACTTTTGTTGCTGTTGGAAAAACTTCAAGCATTAACAAATCTTTGTTTTTTACTGCTGTTGGGATTGGTTCTACTCAATTTTTTGAAAAAAATAAAACAAATACAAAAAATATAAACTCAATAGCAAACAATAATAATATTTTTGTTGCAGTTGGAGATGATGGGATAATATACTATTCATTTGATACAGAAACTTGGTCTATTGTTGGAGATTTGGCAGAACCAACTACACAAAATTTAAATAAAGTTATCTGGGATGGAACAAAATTTGTTGTAGTGGGGAATAATGGATCAATAGTAATTTCTAACAATGGAATAAATTGGTCTTTACAACCAAATATAAACATCACAAATAATTTAACAAATATAAACTATTACGACGATGTTTATGCTGTATTGGATGATAATGGAAATCTATACTATTCACTCGATTTATCAACTTGGGAAAAAAGATCAACAAATCAATTGAATGTAATTAAAGATTTGATTTTTGTTCCATCATTAAATTATGAAGGAAGATATGTTGTAGTTGGTTCTGCTGCAACAATTATGTATTCAGAACCAGTTTATAATAGAGCAACGGCAACTTCTTCAATTACAAACGGTATCGTAACTTCAGTAACAATTACAAATGGTGGATTTGGTTACTCCCAAACAAATGTTCTTCCTGTTATTTTTGAAAGTACAAAACCAAATAGAGAAAAAGTTTATTCAATAAAAGCAAAAGGTGATTTTGGAACAATAGTTGGTATTAATACCATAGGAATTGGTTTATCTTCTTTGGAATTTAAATTAAAATCAGAAACTTATGATAATGCCAATCTTGGTATTGGATATTCATCACTTGATAAGTTTGGGATAACATATAGTCAGTTGGAACAAGGTGATTATTTTGTAATTTTTGATAGCAATGTGACATCTGGTTATGCTTTAACAGGAATAACGACTACAACTGGTATTAGGGTTGGGACAGCAACTTCATTTATTGATGGACTTTATAGGGCAGAAAATGTTTCAAGTCCATCATCTGGAATAGTTACCGTAAGATGTGATTTTGTTCCAGTTGATGGTGGTATAAACAATACAATAAATCTTGGCATTAATACAACTGGATTTTATGGAAGATATACTTGGAGTAAAATTTATGATTATCAAAATAGAGCAAGAGAAAATCCAAAAGATTTTATTGTAAATACAAATAATGGACTGATTGGATTATCAACAGCAGCAGAAGTTTATAGAACTCGTGGTTTGATTTAGTAATAAATAGAAAAAAAGTATACTATTAAAATGCCTGCAATTATATCAGATCAATTTAGAATAATGAATGCTGAAACTTTCATAAAAAGTTTCGTTGGTGTTGGAAATACGACAAATACTTATTATACTTTTATAGGACAACCAAATGCTTTAAATTCTCAAGCAAATGGTTCTGCATCTTGGGGTGAAGGATTACCTCCATTGGATGGATTTAAAGAAGAAAGTGAAATAAAAGAAACCATTATTTCTATGAAAAAAGTCACTACAAGTGACGTAAGAAGAATGATACGAAAAAAAACTTGGGAAAGTGGTTCAACGTATGAAATGTATAGACACGATTATACAATTTATAATTTGTCTCCAATCACCAATTCTTCTTCATTATATGATGCAAATTATTATGTAATTAATGAAGATTTGAGAGTTTATATTTGTTTACATAATGGAGCAGATCCAGAAAATCCAAAAGGAAGACCATCAATAGATAAACCAGAATTTGTAGATTTAGAGTCAAGACCAGCAGGAACAAGTGGTGATGGTTATATTTGGAAACATCTTTACACGATTAAACCATCAGAAATTGTAAAATTTGATTCAATTGAATTTATTCCAGTTCCGGAAGATTGGGGAACTGTTGGTGAAAGTATTTCGATTAAAAATAATGCTATCAATGGAAAAGTACAAATTTTAACTATAACCAATAGAGGGTCTGGTTATTCTCCAATATCAGAAACATTTACAAATATTCCAATTCTTGGTGATGGTACTGGAGGAAAGGCAACAATTGTCGTTGATTCTTTTGGGAAAGTTTCTGATGCATATATTACTGATGGTGGGACTGGTTACACCAAAGGAATTATTCAATTTGAACCAGGAGCACCAGGAATTCCTAGCATATTGTCAAATACTGAAACAATTGCTACTTTTGATGTAATTATTCCACCAAAGGGAGGTCACGGATATGACATTTACAGAGAACTTGGTGCATATAGAGTTTTAGTCTATTCTCGTTATAATACTGATGAGACAAATCCTGATACTATTTTAGGAAATGATTTTGCTAGAATTGGAATTATTAAAAATCCAACAAAAATAACAAGTGATGTTGAACCATTAGATATAGCAGAAGTAAGTGCTCTAAAAGCATTAAAACTGACTGGTGCTGCTACATCATTAACAACTTATGCAGTGGATTCCAAAATAACTCAAACAACTAGTGCAGAAACGACTGCTATGGGATTTGTTGCTTCTTGGAACAATGTGACAGGTGTTTTGAAATATTATCAACCAGTTGGACTAGCAACAGTTGGTGTTGGATATAAAATTAATGATTTTAGTTCTACTGGTTCATCATTAATAATAAATGGTGCTGCTTCTGGAACACCACTAAGTATTGATACTACATTTACTGGTATCAGTACCGTAATAAATAGTAGGACATATCAACTGGGAAGCAACTTTGTTGCTGGTATTGCATCTGCAGAATACAATAAAAAGTCTGGTGAAATCATTTATATTGACAACAGACCACCAATACCAAGATCAGCAAGTCAAAAAGAAGATATTAAAATCGTTTTGGAGTTCTAAAGAAAAATGCCACAGAATACTAACCTAAACGTATCTCCATATTTTGATGACTTTGATGACAAAAAAAGTTATCAAAGAGTTTTATTTAAACCAGGAACTCCAATTCAAGCAAGGGAATTAACAACTCTTCAATCAATTTTACAAAATCAAGTTGAAAAATTTGGAAAACACTTCTTCAAAGAAGGTTCTATGGTTATTCCAGGTCAAATTGGATATGACTCAGAATATAGTTGCGTACAAATTGATGATACGCATTTAGGAATTCCAGTATCAGCATATATTGATAAATTTGTAGGCAAAAGTATAAAAGGGGAAACAAGTGGTGTTACTGCGGTAGTAGAAAATTATATCACAAATACACAATCAGAAAAAAATAACTATACATTATATGTAAAATATAAGAGTTCTAGTGATACAAATTTTACAAATAAAACTTTTGTTGATGGTGAAAATTTGATTTCATTAGAAAATGTTGATTACGCATTGTCTTCAATTAGAACAAATATATCTTTTGCAACTTCAATTATTTCTGGTTCTGTTGGTAAAGGTTCAGCAGCAAAAATTGAAGAAGGTGTGTATTTTGTTCGTGGATTCTTTATTACTGTTCCAAAGCAAGTAGCAATTTTAGATCAATATACAAATACTCCAACATATCGTGTTGGTCTTTTGATTGATGAGGAAATTGCTGTAGCAACAAATAATTATAATGATTTATTTGATAATGCTCAGGGATTTTCAAATTATGCTGCTCCAGGTGCTGATAGATTAAAAATCTCTACAATTTTAATCAAAAAAGAAATTGATGATTTTAACGATCAGGATTTTGTAGAATTATTGCGAGTAGAAAATGGTGGATTGACCAAATTTGTAGACAAAACTGATTACAATTTAATCAGAGATGAGTTAGCAAGAAGAACTTATGATGAATCTGGCGATTATTATGTAAGACCTTTTGATATTCAAGTAAAAGAATCGTTAAATGATAGAATTGGAAATAATGGAGTTTATTATTCAAGTCAAAAAACCAAGCAAGGAAATACTCCATCAAAAGATCTTGCTTGTATTTCAATAAGTCCAGGAAAGGCTTATGTTCGTGGATATGAGATTGAGACAATTAGTAATACTATTGTAGATATAGAAAAACCAAGAACAACAGAACGAGCAGAGAATGCATCAATTCCATTTAATGTTGGAAGACAAATTTTATTAAATAATGTCTATGGTTCTATTACAGTTGGATTAACGACACAGGTAAGTCTTTATGATACTAGAACAGCAACACCAGGATCTTCTTCTGGAACAAAAATCGGAGTTGCTAGACTTTATGACTTAAAATTAAAAAATACAGCATACTCAAATGCTTCAACTCAATTTGAAAGTTCTCTTTATGATATTCAAACATATACAGTATTAACGATCAATACTGCGTTGACACAAACTGCTCCAGCATACATTGAAGGGAAAAATAGTGGTGCTAAAGGTTATTTGGTTAGTAATGCCTCATCATCAACGTTAACATTATATCAAGTTTCCGGGACATTTATAGTAAACGAACAAATCAAAATCAATGGTTTAGATGTTTCTCGCACAATCGCATCGGTAAAAGATTATTCATTATCAGATGTTCATCAGATATATTCTCCTGGGTTTACTGCTGATCCAATTTTATCAAAAGCATTATCTGTCGCAGAGCCAGGAACTCAATTTACTATCACATCTGGTGGAACAGTAACAACTTCAAATCAAAACTTTTATGTTGGAATTAATATAGGTGATGTTGTATCATATACAAAACAAGGAGAAAGTGTACCTACTTATAATAAAGTTTCTGTTGTTAGTGGATCTTCAAAATCTTTAACTATTGTAGCAACGACTTCTGTTTCTGGTATTTGTTCTGGTGCTCTTCCAAGTTCAACAATTTCCGCAAATGACTTCAAAGTAGTATCTTTAGATGTTTTAAATACAAAAAATGCATTTTTATACGCACGTTTAAATAATTCAAAAGTTTCAAATCTAGATTTAACTGGATCTGATGTAGTATTTAAAAAATCTTATCCTATTCCTGCTACTGAACTTAATGATGGTGCATGGAGTGAAACATTAGAAACAGACACATCATTAACATTTGAACCATTTGATGAGGAAGATTATAATTTAACTTTTGCTGATGGAACTATAGCAGTATTAGACAACCAAAAATTAGTTCCAAGTGGAAGAACAATATCTATTCAAAATATTACTCCAAATTCAGGTGCAGCAATACTGACTGCAACTCTCAAAAAAATAGATACAAAAACTCGCAAAAAAACATATAATAGATGTTCTAGTATAACAATTGACAAAACTTCTTCTGGTATTTCTACGTCTATAAGTGGATTGACTACTAGTACTGTTTATGGTTTAAGAATTGAAGATGATGAGATTTCATTAAATGTTCCAGATGTGGAGTCAGTTATTGGAATTTTTGAGTCATCTTCTTCTTCAACTCCTACATTACCAGCAATCACAATAATTGGATTGAATTCAAATATTTTAAATTCAATTAAAGGAGAGAGAATAGTTGGTAAAGATACTGGAGCAGTTGCAAGTTTAGTGTCAAATGATGGAACAAATGAAGTAAAATTTGTTTATCTAAATGAAAATAGTTTTTCTGTTGGTGAAACTGTTACTTTCGAAGAATCTCAAATTTCTGGAACTGTTGACTCAATTCAAGTTGGTGATAAAAATATTAAAACTAACTTTATTTTAGATGAAGGGCAAAGATCAGAATACCTTGATTTTTCAAGACTTATTAGAAAACCACAGGTTTCGGCACCAACAAAACAGATTACAATTATTTACAATAATTATACAATAGATTCATCTGATGCTGGTGATTTTGTTGGAGTGAATTCTTATGATAAAGATAGGTATGGAGACGATATATCATCAGTTGACGGAATATCTCTGAGTGATGTTATTGATTTAAGACCAAGAGTTGCTCCATATTCTGGCACGAAATCACCATTTGAGTATGAATCAAGATTATTTACTGGAGAAAATTCATCTAGAAATATTTTTGCACAACAAAAATCAATAAACTTATCTTATGATTATTATTTACCAAGAATTGATAGGTTATTTTTAACAAAAGAAGGATCGTTTATCGTAAATAAAGGTGTCCCTTCACTTCAACCAAAACTTCCAAATGGTTTGGATTCTTGTTTAGAGGTAGCATCAATTCGTTTACCTGCTTATTTAAATAATTCAGAAGATGCATCAACATCTTTAGTGCAACATAAACGATATACGATGAAAGATATCTCCAGATTGGAAGATAGACTTTCGAATGTCGAATATTATACGTCACTATCTTTACTGGAAACAGATACTCAAAATTTAACAATAAGAGATACAACAACAAAATTAGATAGATTTAAATGTGGTTTCTTTGTTGATAATTTTAGATCTTATAATGGCGGAGAAATAACAAATAGGGATTATAAATCAAGTATTGATACTGCTAATGGATTACTGAGACCAACACATTATACAACTTCCATAGATTTGCTTTTAGGATCTGAGGCAGTTATTGGAATAGGACAGACATCAAACCCAGATGCTGATTTGCGTTTTGTTAGTGATTTGGGTTCTCCAAATATAAAAAGAGTCGGAGATCTTGTATGTTTAAATTATTCTGAAGTTGAATATACAAAAAATCAATTTGCCACAAGAAGTGAAAATGTAAATCCATTCAATGTAATCAACTGGATTGGATCAATTCAATTAAATCCATCAAGTGATACTTGGAACGAAACAAGAAGAACAGAAAGAACTTATGATATTGAAGGAGATTATAAAACAACAACACAACAACTTGGTGTAGATAGTAATACTGGTCTTTCTCCAATTGATTGGAATGCTTGGGAAACTACTTGGACTGGCACAAATATTTCTAGATCATCTTCTGGTCCAGTATTTACTGGAGCAAATTCTAGTTCATTTACTATTGATGGAGGTGTAGGAAGAAGACAGGTAACTGATGTTATACTAACACAAAATAATTTTCAAACTACAACAAATACTACAGTAACCACAACAACAAATCAATCTAGACAAGGAATTCAATTTGGTGTTACTGAAAGATTTGATTCAACAAATCTTGGAGATAAAATTGTTTCTAGAGAAATCATAACAACAATGAGATCTAGAAATATTGAAATTATTGCTAAAAGATTAAAACCATCATCAAGAGTTTATGCATTTTTTGATAATGTCGATATGACTTCATATGTTGTACCAAAATTAATTGAAGTTTCAATGTCTAGTGGAACTTTTACTGCTGGAGAAACAATAGTTGGAGTTTTAGGATCAAAAACTATTAGATTTAGACTTTCAACACAAAATCATAAGTATGGTCCATATAATTCACCAACAGAAACATTTTCAATAAATCCATATTTATCAGAAAATTCTTTATCTAGTTCGTACTCATCAACAACTACAATATTAAATGTTGATACTGCAAGTTTGGAAATGCAAGTGTCATCTGGTTTTTATGGAAGTATTATAAAAAGTATGCAATTGGTTGGACAAACCAGTGGAGCAATTGCAATAATATCTGAGATGAGATTAATCGCAGACGAGACTGGAGTTTTCGTTGGTTCGTTATTTATTCCAGATCCAACAATTCCATCAACTCCATCGTTTAGAACTGGAACAAAAACTTTTGTTTTAACATCAAGTTCAACAAATACTACAGTTATTACTTCGGATGAAACTACAGCAGAAGTTAATTTTACTTCTGCTGGAACTTTGGATAATGTTGAGAATTCTACACTTAGTATTAGAAATGCAAATGTTGAGAGAATTCCTCAAACAGATGCAAGAACACTTACTTCATCCGTAACTAATTTAGTTTCATCCAATACTTCTACAACGACAACCTCATCATCAAGCAGATGGGTAGATCCTTTAGCACAATCATTTGAAGTTGCTGATAATAATGGAGTTTATATTACAAAATGTGATATTTTCTTTAAAACAAAAGATACCAAAGGAATTCCAGTAACACTTCAAATTAGATCGATGCAAACTGGTCTTCCAACGCAAACAATTTTACCATTTTCTGAAGTTACACTAGATCCAAAAGATGTCAAAACATCAGAAGATGGTACTGTCGCAACTACCTTCAATTTCTCTTCTCCGGTTTATTTGGAAAAAACTGGTTCTGGATATTCAATTGTATTGGTTTCTTCTTCCGATTCATACAATGTATGGATTTCCAGAATGGGAGAAACAGACGTATCAACTACAAATAAACCAGATTCTCAAAAAATTATTGTTTCCAAACAACCAACTCTTGGAGCATTATTTAAATCACAAAATGGATCAACTTGGACTGCATCTGATTTAGAAGATTTGAAATTTACCTTATATAGAGCAGACTTTGTAACTTCACCAGCATCATTTAGATTCTATAATCCAGATCTATCTATTGGTAATAATCAAATTGTAACATTGAGAAAAAATCCACTAAATGCGTATTCAAATTCAGCATTAATTGGTTTGGGAAATAGTTTATCTGTTGCAAATCAAAATTTATTGTCAATTGGAAATACTATTAGTCAAACATCTAATACTAATTTTATTTCAAATCTTGTATCTAAGGTTGGTGCAGTTGGAATTGGTTCAACCTTAACATTAACAAATGTTGGTTCTGGATTTACAAGTGCTCTAACGACATATTCAAATATAAATTTAATAACATTAACAGGATTTGGGAAAAACGCAAAGGTAAATCTTTCTGTTTCTTCTGGTATAGCACTTACTGCGACCATTACTGATGGTGGAACTGGATATGCTGCTGGGGATACACTGACTGTAAGTTCTACTGATACAAGTAATCTTGGAAAAAATCTTATTTTAACTATTCCAAACAATGTTGGAATTATTTCAGCAGTTAATTCTATTATTGTTGATAATATTCAAGGAAAAGTAAATACAACATCTAATTATACAATCATCAATAATGGAACAGAAATATCAGGAGCAACAGTAACTAGTACCAATAATATTACTGACGGATTGCACTTCAAAGTCAATCACCAAAATCACGGAATGTATTCTCCAATTAATCAAGTTACTTTGAGTGGAATTGAATCTGATATTGCTCCAGTTAAATTGACTGCTGATTATTCTTCCACTTCTACTAGTGATATTACATTAAATTCAATTGGTAGTTTAGCAACATTTGAAAATGTCACCGTTGGTTCAAATAGTAATATTGGATATATTATTATTGATAATGAAATTATTGCATATACGAATATTAATGGAAATACTTTAACAGGCATCACAAGAGGAATTGATAATACAATTCCAACATTACATTTAGCAAATGCTTCTGTATTCAAATATGAGTTTAATGGAGTTTCACTCAGAAGAATAAATAAAACTCATAAATTCACAGAAGTTGATTTAGTAAAATACCCAATTGAACTTGATTCTTATCATATAAAAATAGACCAATCAAAATCAGGTCTAGATAGAAGTTCTGGACCAACAAATCCAGAACTGTTCTTCAAACAAACTAAGTCTGGTGGTACATATTCTTCAACTCCAACTGTTGGATCTTTTAATGGACCAAAAGCAACACAAAATATTACATTCAATAGTATTAGACCAAACATACAAACATTATTACCAGAAACAACATCAATTGGAGCAAAAATTAGAACAACAACTGGAACAAGTGTAAATGGAACTGAAATCTCATTTGCAGATAGAGGATTTGGGGATATATCTTTAAATTCTACCAATCAACTAAGTGAAACTTCTGCAATTTATTCCAAAGTAAATGAACTTTCAAATTTAACTACTTTACCAGGAAATAGATCATTTACTATGGAACTTCTATTATCAACAGGCGATAGAAAAGTATCCCCAATGATTGATTTACATAGAGTAAATATTATCACAACAATGAATAGGATTGATAATCCTGTTTCTGATTTTGTTTTAGAACCAAAAGTCAATCAATTAAGTGGTGATCCAAACGCAGCAATTTATGTTTCAAAACTTGTAAAATTACAAAAATCTGCAGATAGTTTGAAAGTTCTCTTTGATGCTTATAGACACTCAACAAATGATATTAGAGTTATGTATAGATTGCTTAGAAATGATACTCCTGATTCACAACAGTTATATGAATTCTTCCCAGGGTATGATAATCTCGATGAGAATGGAAATGTAATCAGTTCTTCAAAAAATAATGGAAGGTCTGATAGATTCGTTCAAGCATCAAATACTTTAGATGATTTTGGTAATTATGAATTTACTGGCAAAAACATAACTCCATTTAATGGATTCCAAATTAAAATCATTATGACTGGAACAAATCAATCATATGTTCCACTTATTAGAGACCTAAGAGCAATTGCATCAATATGATACCAGTAGAAGGACATAAAGGATTGTATCGTGATGAAAAATCAAATGCAATCGTAAATTGTAATGATTATGAATATCAAGAATATTTGAGAGCTAAAAACTCTACATTGGATGAAAAAGGTGAGATTGAAAATTTAAAAACTGAATTGACTGAGATAAAATTATTACTCGCAAAACTATTAGAAAACAAATCCTAAATATATTAGGAAAGATTTTATCTAGTTATCATAATGGCAATATATGTAGCTAATATAACAATTCCAGGAGGTGCTGATTTTCAGCAAACATTTTTTCTCGAATCAGTAGCAAATACTCCACTGAATTTGACTGGATATACTGGATATGCAAAATTAAAAAAATCATCAGCATCATTAAACACTTCTGCTGCTTTTGTAGTTTCTTTTCCCAATCCTTCTGATGGAAAAGTTAAAATTTCTTTAGGTTCATCTATTACATCAACATTAAGACCAGGAAGATATTGTTATGATATATTATTGAATAGTGGAACAGTAAAGACAAGAGTTGTTGAAGGAAGTGCCTTAGTTACTGCTGGAATTACCACTGCATAAAAAACAATGCCAGATATTAACGAAAACATAATAAAAGTAAGACTTGGTGCGGAAAATGCTGTTAGAGTAGTTTCTGCTGTTGCAAATTTAAAAATGAAACTTAATGATTTGGATAATGTAAATACTACAGCAGGAATACCAAATAATTCAGTGCTTGTTTACAATTCAGTAACAGACCAATGGGACCCATATCCATTTATTGATGGTGGTACATACTGATAAATAATTAGAGTCTTCAATTAAGTAATGTCTCAACCATCAAGTCGTCAGGGATTAATTGATTATTGTTTGCGAAAACTTGGATATCCTGTTTTGGAAGTCAATGTCGATGATGATCAAATTGACGATTTGGTGGATGATGCTATTCAATATTTTAATGACAGGCATTATGATGGTGCAGCAAGAGTATATTTAAAGCACAAACTTCTCCCCGATGAGAAGACCATAGTAAGAACAGGCATCACAAGTTCAACTGGCAATTCTTCTATTGGAATTACAACAGTCACTTATCAGGAGACAACTAATTTTATTCAACTTCCAGATACAATTATTGGAGTAAATAACGTATTTAAATCAGACGCAAATACCATATCATCTGGTTTGTTTAATATCAAATATCAAATATTTTTGAATGATTTATATTACTATGGTGCTTTGGATTTATTAAATTATGCAATGGTAAAGACACATTTGGAAGATATTAGTAGAATAATAACTCCAGATGTTCAATTGAGATTTAATAAAAAGCAACACAGACTATATTTGGATATAGACTGGGCAATGGTAAATGAAAATAGTTATATCATTGTTGATTGCATTCGAATTGTAGACCCATCAGATTTCTCAGCAGTTTATAACGATTGGTGGTTGAAAAGATATTTGACTGCAATTATTAAAAAACAATGGGGACAGAATTTAATTAAATTCAATGGTGTTCAACTCCCTGGTGGAATTACAATGAATGGTGAAAGAATATTAAATGATGCGATTAGAGAAATTGAAGAACTTGAAACAGAACTTAAGACAACATATGAGTTGCCCCCAATGGATATGATAGGATAATGGCACCACTAAATCCCTATTTTCTGGGAGGTTCTTCCAGCGAACAAAGACTTGTTCAAGATTTAATCAACGAACAACTGAAAATGTATGGGCAAGATGTTGTTTATATGCCCAGACAGTTAATTAATGAAAAAACAATTATCAAGGAAGTTTTAGTATCAAAATTTGATGATAGTTTTAGAATTGAAGCATATATTTCAAATTTTAATGGATTTGGAGGACAAGGAGATATTTTATCAAAATTTGGTGTAAAGACAAGTGATGAACTAACTCTCATCATTTCAAAAGAAAGATATGAAGATTTTATATCTCCATTTTTGTTAGATGACCCAGACATTGAAGTTGCCACAAGACCACAGGAAGGGGATTTAATTTATCTTCCCATTGATAATGGTCTTTTTGAAATTAAATATGTTGAAGGAAAAGTTCCATTCTACCAGTTAAACAATCTTTATGTTTATGAACTGAGATGCGAAATCTTCAGATATGAAGATGAACTTATTGATACTGGAATCGATGAAGTTGATAGGTCAGTTCAAGATTTTGGTTATATTCAAACCATTACTATGGTCAAAGATACTGCAACCACAGCAACTGTTACAGTTTCTATTGCCTCCACTTTAAACAAATCAGTTCAATATATTGATTTGATTAACGATGGAACTGGTTATCTATCTACACCAGTAATTCAAATCACAAAAGCACCAGCAGGTGGAACAGATGCTACTGCAGTTGCTATTATGACTAGTAAAACAGGAAGAACTGGAGATTCGATTAG